TTACTTCTGATTTACTGCCTGGGGCATCTGTGGGGCATTTCCTCCAAAATTAGCGTTCAGTATGCTCATTTGATCCACATTGTTATCGTTCATCCATTTCCCGTAAACGCTGTAAACCATCTGCGCTGAATTGTGACCCATCTGAGATGCTATGAAGTTAGGGTTGGCCCCGGCACTTAATGCCCAGCAAGCGTATGTGTGTCGAGACTCATACGCCTTCCTGTGCTTAATTTTCGCGCGCTTCAAAATTTCATTCCAGGTGGCACCGAAAGAGCCAGGTGCATACCAGTCACCACCTTTCCCGTTTCTTGCTGTTAGCCGCGGCACAAATACGAATGTGCATAAGTCCATCCGTGTCCTGCCAAATTCCCTCAAATTAACTTCTATGTGGTGCTGCTTGCCCATCCTTGTGTATGCCATTTGGCTTTTTAGAGCCTCTATCGCCGGAAGAGTCAGGTTTATCACCCTATTGCCTGAATCCGTTTTAGGCGGCGTAAAGTGATCCTTAATTGCCATATTCCGCGATACCGTTATTGTCCAGTTCACCATGTCGATATCTTCCCAAGCTAGGGCGCATATTTCTCCGTGCCGCATGCCGGTATTGATTGCCAGAATCCACAGGTTCTTTATTTGCTCGGAAGGGCAAGCCATCAGTAGACGCTCATACTCATCCTTCGTAAGTGGCTCCGGTTCGGACCTGCTCTTTCTGAGTGGATCAATACCTGTCATTGGCGATTTATCTATGTAGCCATTAAGCTCCGCAAACCTCATCATGCTGCCCATCGTTGACATATAGACGTTTACAGTCCTCACTGTTCTTCCCTTTTTGGAAAGGCGTGACTTTTGGTGGTTGCTGACAATTTGGTTTCCTGTAAGCAACTCCTTTCTTAGTCTAAGCATGTCCTCATTATTAAGGCTGGAAACAGTACGTGATGCCCCAAGAATATCTGTAGCGATGGTTATGTATGATACGTATCTAAGATGAGCATTTTTTGTTATCTCCATTTTCTTAAGTTCCAGCCATCGCGCAGCAAGCTCTCCCAGCGTCACACCCTGTCTCACAAACCCGAATCGCTTTAAATTCGGCGACGACGGGAAGCGGGAAGCATAGTTAAACGTGCCGGTTTTTATCTCATAGCCGATTGAGGTCCTTAACTCTCCGGCCATTTTCCTGTTTTTTGGTGTATCAGGGACGCCGAGGTTTTCCCTTACCCTGGCTCCCTTGTAGATGAACCATATCCGCAGTGTTCCGCCGTGATTCTCCACTCCTGTTGGATACTTGGTCATAACGATTCCTCGTCAGTTAATAGGGAAGGGTATTTAAGCAGATTTCTGGCGGGGAATCGCTGGCCGCTGACGTTCAACCCACGCATCGACTTCATGCCGGTTGTAGAGGATAGGGGAGTTGTCCTTGGGCTGGCAGTCGCCGGAGTAGTGCCGATATTCCTTACCTTCCATCCATGACTTCTCTCGCGCTGACTTGATGGCGTTTTTTGTCAGGCCGGTGATCGCCATCAGTACTTCTTCGGATACCCATTTGTTGGGGACAAGCTGAATCACTTCATTCATTCGATTATCTCCAGGCGTAAAAAAGCCGCCTGATGGCGGCTCACTCGATGCGGATGCCAGCGACTTCACTGGCTGCTATTTTGTCGTACAGCTCATACCATCCGGGTGATGACAGTTCGCCATCAATCGTCTTTCGGCCATATTCGAAATCGACATCACCTCCGGCCTTTGCTAAAGCTGTTACGACTGCCGCTCGCTTTTTGTCTGCTTCTGAGCGGATGGGGCGGAGGAATCGAGACTCAAAGCAACCCAGACCATAACTCATGCGAATCACAGCGGTATTTTCGACGTGGGCAACAACTTTTCCGCTTTCACCCTGCCCATACATAAGCATGCCGTCTATGTCTACAACCTCACACTCACACCCAACCGGCGGCAATCCCTCACCATCCCATACCGGCTGTTGCGCAGCAGCGATAGCGGCTTCGTATTGTTCGCGGGTTACTCTTTCTATCCGAACACCATCACCTTTCTCACGCGGTTTAACGCAAGCAGCCGCAAAGTCATGACCGTAAACCTTTCCGCAATCAGCACCCCAATTGCCATCCTTATCATAGAAATCAATTTGTGCCTCATGCAGATAACGTTCGCACTCAACTGCACCATCCGGCCACCCGCCACGCTTCGGCAATTCCTGCACCAGTAAATCAATCAGCTTCATATCTTTGCTCCAATAAAAAACCCGCGCTCGGCGGGTCATGGTGTTAACTCAAAATTGTCATCCCACGGTGGGAATGTGCTCATCCGCCTGTGCGACATGATGTACTCTGACGCTATGGTCATCGAGCATGGCTTCTCAAACTCCAGCATGAAAACATCGTCGTAAGCCTTCCCTAGCCACCACCCGCCGCCGTATTCCTTGGCACGCTGAATGAGCACCCACCGACCGGGCGTGATGCGGTGATGTATCTCGCCGCGATAGATGATTAAGTAGTCCGAGTCTTTGCTCATGACGCACCCCAAAATAACTGTATTTATATACAGTAAATTGAGGTGGGCGGGCTGTCAATTCGTGGAGGGGGATTCCGGTAGAAGCGCGATCGCGCTAATGCGCTAAGAATGACAAACATTCCGGCATCTAATTATTTAGGCGTCATTCTCTCTACCCAGATATGACAGCGAGATAATTGCCTTTGGCTCAAAGTCCAGACCCGAAATCAGCTCCTTCAGTTTGTTCAGGTCGTCTTGAGATTTGATGCGGAATGCTAACTGCGCTATCCCTGACAATTGAGCATTACCGTTTGCAGCGCAGTAATGGTAAATGTATCTGTTCTCCATCAATTCACCTCCTTGACTGGCGTCATCGCATTAGCCATCTTCACGCCGAGACGCAGATCATCCGGCCAGTACTCGATATCCATCACCCCTCCTTGCCCGGCGCTTCCGGCAGCGCTCACGATAAAAACGTTTTCAAACGTGATGCTTAACGCCTGCCAGGTTCCATTATTCCAGCGCCGCGCCACGCGGCTGGGCAGCGTGAAGATCGGCCCATCATCCGGCCGAACGGGTTTAATCACCCGGCCATCCACCACAACATCGCAACCGAAGGTGATGCGGTGCTGCACCTTGCGGTGGGTTAGAGCCAGTTTCAGGCGCTTCGGAACCATCTGGCCCTTTTTGAATGTTTCAGCCATCACTCACCGTCCTTAGCCAGGCTTCCATACTGCTGGCTGGTGGTGTCGGTTTCGGCTACCGGCTGCACCTGGTTGAGCATGGCGGCGCGTCTTTCCCATTCAGCAATTTCGCGAGCGTGCTTCATCGAGTTGTCGCTAAACTCGGCATTAGCGCATTCGTCTGCTTCCTCAGCGGCTCTTTTCGCAATATCCAGAAGCTCGGAGACAAGCTCATTAGGAACATCAACCGGCGCGGGCGGTGCTGCATATAACTCAGTTTTGCTCATCGGCTTATGGTTGCATTTCGGGCAGGCGTCGTTGTCTCGCCAGTCCTCTATTGTTTCCCACCCGCAGCACCCGCAATCGTACCGGATGTAATCAGGCTCCGCCCGCTCCCGCAGCGCAACCGGCGCTTCTTTCGCGAACGCATAGTAGCGCAGCAGCTCAATTACATTAGCCGAATCACGCTCAGGCCGTTTAATAACTGCCAGCGCAGCGCCGAGCAGGCCACGCGGGATAGTTATCAGGTCGCTTTCTGCTTCCATTTCAGCAGCTTTTTGTTTGATCGCTTCACTTATTTCGCTCACGCTTCACCCCCTGTCTCAAGATTGATGCCCGCGGCGCGAGCCTCGTCCCAGGCTTTCATGTATTCCTGAATTTCTTCCCACGGCTCGCCAGCAGCAGCCAGGCCATCGATAACGCGTTGGCGCTCGTTATGTCGCTCACGAGCCTCCAGCTCAGCGATGCGCTTATGCGCGGCTTCCAGCGCATCTTTCAGCGCTTCATAATCGCTGTAAAAAACAAATTCCCCTTCCGGGTCGTTGTAGGAAATATCCTGACGTCCATAGCCGTCTACAGAATGTCGCGGCGCCGCTTTCAGTTTTGCTGTGTCGATGGTCATGCGGCACCGCCTTTAACAAAAATAATCCAGTGCGTTTTGTCGGATTTTCCTGTTCGTTGCCAGATAGCTGGCTTCTCGTCTGTGAGTTCCAAAATACGGCGAACAGGTATCTGTGTTTCGTTCCATTTGAAAATGAGCACGCCGTGTGGACGCAATACGCGAAATGCCTCTTCGAACCCGGCGCGCAGGTCATCACGCCACGTTTCCCGGTTTAATTTTCCGTATTTTTTCCCCATCCATGCGTTATCACCGACACGCTCAAGGTGTGGCGGATCAAACACTACAACAGGGAAGGAAGCATCAGAGAATGGCAGCGCGCGGAAATCGGCAACTACGTCTGGACTGATAACAAGACTGCGACCGTCGCAGAGGGTGTGCTGCTCGGCGCGGATATCGCTAAAAATTGCGCGCTCGTCTTGCTTGTCAAACCAGAACATACGGGAGCCGCAGCACATGTCGAGAATGGATACATCTGTCATGCGGCACCGCCTTGACGCAGCCAGCGGTTGAGGTATTTGTTGTTATTCACAGAGCCGAAGCTGTTGCGCTTCATGAGCTCTTCGCGGCTCGGCATCGGCTGAGATTTGACGCGAGCTTGTAGCTCGCTTGGTGTGATAAGCGGGTCATGTGTAATCATGGATTTTTCCTCGCGCCGTCCGTGGCGCACGATTAAACGCGACGCAGGCTGATATGCTCGCGCTTTGCCATCTGGCGGATAGATTCGTATGAGCGGTTTAACTGGCGGGCGATAACCTTGTGGTGGACGGTGCCAGCCAGGGATTTAATGAGGTTTAACTCGTTGGTAGTCCAGTTGCGGCCCAGCGTCTGCTGATTTCCACGGCGCTTTTTGAATGGCTCACTCATGGTTGCTACCTGATTAACAGCGATGGTTTGCCGGTCTTCAGAGTCGCGCCAGGCACATCCTTACCGCCCTCAAGCAGGTGTTTGATAGCCAGCTTATCTGGCTTAATTACCGTGTTGTATTCGACGTATTCAGGAGGGAGCAGGGCGCTGTCTGTTATCTCTACAGAACGGCTGGGCGCCCGGACTGTTACCTGGTGAATGCCAGCGCGGATTGATTTTTTACCGGCAGTTTCGAGTGACGTAGCGATGTAGGCGCGGATACTGGAAACCTTGTTTTCGATACTCACTGCGCGCTCGGTCAGGTTCTTTGCCTCATCCCTGAGGCGCTCCGCATACGTCGATTCGTTTTTGCAGATGGCAAGCAGTTGCTCGATTTTATCAGCAAGCTCGCCCTCAATTCCTTCGAGGGTGTCCGCCATCGTTTCCGGGTCGATATCGGCATCCATAAGCCTGGCGTAGTCGCTGGCAACCTCATACAGTTTGCTCATTGGCGGCCTCCAGTTTGAATTTGCATTCTGCGTAGACTGCCTGGACGTTTTGCTGCAACTTCATGCCGGCCGTCAGCTTGTACGCCTCAGCAAATTTCCGCTTCAGGCCGTCCATGGTTTCTGCCTGCGCCATCTCATCACAAAGCGCGCTGGCCTTGTCGATGACTTCCTGCTGGCGCTTGCGCTCGTCTTCCCTAATTTGCTCTTCAGAGTGGTAGGCCATTACCGGCTCAGTAAATAACCCCTCGGTCTCATTAAGCATGTCGACGGCGCTGTCCATGCGATCCGAACGCGGCCAGTATTTATACGCTCGTTTAACAATTGTTTTTCTTGCCATCTCTGACCAGAAATTTACCCATGGCCCTTTTGGCGAGGTTCCAGCCTTACTTACCTTTCTAATATCTTCAATTTCAGAGAGGCTCATTTCTTCCGTAAGATAGTCACCGTCAGCTGTTTTCGCTGTGCAATAACCACCAATAACTGAGCCACGTTCTTCCGGGGTGGCATAAGGGTTATATTTGTGTGATGGAGCCTTATCCAGGCCAAGGTTCTCGTATGTGTCGCTGGCATATACCAGCTTGCACTGTCCCCACTTAATTACTCCAGCCGACTGCGCAATATGCAAGAGACCCATGTAGCTGATATCAAGGCATACCATGCCATCACGCGGCACTAAATAGGCTAATTTACCGGCTGGATTTAGGCTTATCCCAATTGCGGCAACATTGATAATTGCGTTTTGTGCACTTACAGGATTTGCGATAGCTGTTTCTGCCAGCTTTTGGTTTCTTTGGAAAAGCTGAATTGCAAATTGGCACTCCTTTGCCCAATTTACCGAAGAGTCTGTAAGCGCACCTAGAAACAGCTGCTCCTGCTGCTTAACGAAACTGACGATATCGAATGACATTACGCTGCCTCCCTGTGTGAATGTCGCGCTTTGAAGATGCCGATGGCGTACTCAGCGGTGACTCTCTCGGTCAGCGCATCAATCCACCAACCCTCGGATGCGTCCTGAAACGCGATGCTGTGACCTTCAAGGTAATTGATGGCGTCAGAGGTATTCTCATCTGCATCCGTCGCCGCCAGAGCCGAAATAAACGGGTTGGCTTTCTTCGCCAGACGCTCAACTTCATCGCTGATGCGTTCGTTATCCGTCGCGTCCAACGCGGCGATAATTTGCTCAATTTCTTTGACATCTGTCAGGCTCAGTCTCATAGCTTCTGCTCCTGTTGTTTCGGTTGCTGTTTCATCAAATCCTTCATGAGTCGGATAAAGGCATCATCCGACCATTCGCGAACTGGAGTTGTCATTGCGGCCTCCGGTACCAGGGCATGCTTACCGCTGCCTTCATCTGCTGATTTGCCTGCAGCCACATTCCGGCGTCACCCAGGAAGCGGGCGATAACCGCTTTGCTCTGCGCTGCCCGCAAAGCGTGGTGATTTACATGTGGCATAACGCCTCCAGTTGTTTGCGAGCCGCACGGATAAGGCGGCGAAAGCGTTTGGATAATTCTGATTCAGTCGGGTAATAGGCGGACATGATGCCGCCACCCGATAGCGATAATTGCATCATGGTGGGATTCCTTACGGTTAAGTGGGCATAGCGAAAAGGCCGCGCTAATAAGCAGCCTTGTTGATATGCGGGAATGGAAAAGCCGCGCTTAGGCGGCCTTTATCAGATCAGCCCTTTTACGATTTCTTCGGCGATTTCTTCCGCGTCGTCTTCGCCATAATTTTCGGCGAGCTTATCTACGAAATCGTCCCAATTATCTTCCAGAAAGTTGCGGACATACGGGGCATAGCAATCTTCAATTTTTTTGACATGACATTCTCCAGGCGAAAAAAAGCCCTCCGGAGAGGGCGAACAGACAACAAGGGTTATTTCTCCATTTAACCAGAACAGGTCTTCGTATCCTGTCTTGGTTATGATGCGGGTTGCATCAGATAACCGACTCCATGAATCGGCTATCGGCTGCTATTCAGCGGGCGGGGAAGGAAGTGGCATCCAGTGGGTGACGCCATGCACAATGCCCCTTAAGTCTTCAAATCTTGGCGCTCTACCTCTTTCCGTTTTAGCTCCATCCCATTGCGTATACGAAGCACAGCGGACGTATTTGCCCTCGATGGTCACAATGACTCGATTCCCAATTTCAGGCATCCGGTCGCTACATTTAATCCACTCCATTCACTCCTCCTCGCCGATGGCTTTAGCTATTGCCGCGCGGGCTTTGTTGATTACCCCATACCACTCCGGGTATGAGACGAGTCTGCCTTCTTGCATCGCCTTAACTGACAGTTGAAGCGCTTCGAGAAGTTCAGGAGCCGCGGCTATCAAATCAGCGTCATAATCCTCATTTTCTCCAGGGCAAAACCCCTCAACCGAGGCAACCATCCGGCCATTTCGATCAAGCACATCACCGCGAGTTACATGCCACGGCCCCGGCGTTCCTTTAAACTCTTTCATATCTCACCTCAAATAAGTGGCTTGCTGCCAAAAAGAAAGTCCGACTATGCGGCCTTTAGTTTTTCCAGTTCTCTTTCAATCATTGCGGTGGTTCTTATTGCCCATTTATCGACATATTTCCCATCCTCCATTACAGGAAACATTTCATCAGGCTTAACCATGCATTCAGATTGCAGCTTGCATCCATTGCATCGTTTGAATTGTCCACACCATTGATTCTTATCAATAGTCGTAGTCATACGGATAGTCCTGGTATTGTTCCATCACATCCTGTGGATGTTCATCGAACTCTTCAAATTCTTCTTCCATATATCACCTCAAATTAATGGAATCGATTTGCCGCGCATTTTCTGGTGCGCGTTCATCAAGTGGGTAGGGTGGTTACCCGGCTTCTTGTATGCCGGGTTACGCTTGCGTTCGGTTACTTCCGGCTTCTTGTCGCGGAGAGCTACGAGCGAAGTGGCTCGGTCTGCTCTGACGCAACCAGAGAGCTTCTGTTCGATTCTGCGAGCAAGAGAAGCGTCTTGCTGTGCCTGTTCACGCTGAGCCTGTCTGCGAGCTCTGCGGCGGTTTCTGGCGTTATCGTCAGCCAGGATAGTGATGACTACTGTCATGTTGACCTCCGATGGTTAGCTTTGGTGATTGGATGGCCGGTGCTGATCTCCGGCTCGCTAGACATGCCACGAAATGAATCAGTTGCACCTCCGTCACTGTGGAGAGACTCGACCAGCAAGTTACATTCGTGTGCGCATCAGCCTGCGCATTCATCCAATCCCAAAGCCAACCTCCCGGCTAACCGGGAGTGGTGACTATTTGATGTTTTTGTTAAGGATTCTGTAGACAGACTGCTTTATCTGCCCCATTTCAAGCAGGCTATCGAGCATCAGGCGCTTTTCTTGTGCGGTCTTGCAGTTTGATTCGATGAATAATGCTGCGGTCATTGCGTTCATGATTTACTCCTCTTGTGAAATTGACTGTGGTGGTGACGTGCCGGGTGCTTATCTTCCGGTTGCTGTCTCGCAGCTGCACTTCGCGCCACCACCAAAGCCAACTTCTCTTTGGGCCCCGCATTTCGGCGGGACAATCCGTATTTTTAAAGAGCCAGCCACTCAGTTCCTTGTGGCGTCTCAGCGACCTGCTGATGGCATAACAATACAAAACGTACTGAACATCGTCAATACAAAATGTACTTAAAAAGGGCGTAAAAATACGAAGTGTATGTTTTATATTGAAAAATAGTTTTTGCGAGTGGGTTTTCTTGCGTGGGATACCGCTTTAAGGAGTGCCTGTTTTGATGCGTTAAAATGAGTTTGGTGGTGATTTTCGTTGGCGCAATTTATGCCAAAATCAGTGTGGAAGTGAAGTTATAAATCATAATAATCAAACACATATCATGTTATGTCGGTGGCGCAATAATAACGATTTGCAGGCAGTAAAAACCCGCCGTAGCGGGTTGGGGAATTTTAGAGCCCTTGCCATTTGGCTTCGATAACGACGCCAATTATTCGGCAGTTACCGTCGATGGGGATCATGTGATAGCTGGGGTTAAGTGGTTTCAGGTACTTTTGTCCGGCGTCGACGATGTATTTCTTAAATGTCGCCTCGTTCTCAGAGTCCAGCTTCGCTACCACCAGGCGACCGCTCGTTGCTTCAATCGCCGGGTCTACTAAGATTTGCATGCCTTCTGGAATACTGAGACCGGACGGCGCTGTCATTGAGTCGCCTCTTACCGTCAACCAGAACGATCGCTCGCTGGCATGAGATGTCGTTTCCGGCCATACCTCTACTTCCTGAAGCTGATATGGCTCCACAGCCTCGCACCAATTTCCTGCGCTCACCCAACTAATCAGAGGGAATCTCCTTACTTCCGTATGAGGGCGTGGATTGGAAACGTTGGCCAGATCTTCACTCGGGTAGTCAACCATACCATCAGAGCTCAGAACCAGCTCCTTCAGTCCGAGCTGCTTCATGATTGCCGCTATGTCTTCAATGCTTGGCTCGCGGCGGCCATTCAGCCAATGACCTATCGCGCCCTGAGTTTTACCCAGAGCTTCAGCAAGTTTGTCCTGCGTGAGGCCAATCTGTTTCATCCTGGCTTTTGCCAGTTCATTCCACGGTGTTTTCATACGCCGATTATTACGGCTTGTATTGACAGTGACAACGCACAAAATGTATTAATCCTCTTGCGTTCTCTCAGTACGGAATGTATTATTGATGCATGTACCATCCTGAGGAGATAACCGATGAGCAATCTTCGGAAAATCCGGGAAACCATGAAGGTATCCCAAGCCGCACTGGCTGAAAAGGTTGGGTGCACTCAGGGAGCGATTGGACATTACGAATCAGGGCGGCGACATCCGGATTTAAAAATGTGCCGTTCGCTCGTTGAAGCACTCAATAGTTTTGGGGCGAAAGTTCAACTGGACGATGTATTTCCTCCTGAATTGAACGCCGCCTAAGCAGTACCGCTCTTTAACAAATCTGGTCGTCATTCCCGCCGAAATGCGGGGATAACTTTAAGTGGCAGACCCCACGGTCTGCGCACGTATCTAAACCACAAAGGAAGAATACCGAATGGAAAACGCAAGTTATAGCAAGCCATCACAGCGCGACATCGATCGCGCAGAGACAGATTTACTCATCAATCTCTCTACAGTCACACAGCGTGGCCTGGCGAAGATGGTGGGGTGTCATGAATCGAAGATAAGCCGGACAGACTGGCGCTTCATAGCATCAGTTCTGTGCGCGTTTGGTATGGATTCAGATATCAGTCCGATCAGTCGTGCATTCAGGCATGCACTGGAAGGAATTACCAAAGAAAAAGCCCCGATGAGCGGTAACTCATTCGAGGCTTAAGAACACTGTGTTACGCCAAGTAACAGGAGTAATTATGTCAAAAACACTCAGTCCTGACCAGGACAAATTACACAAAAACATTATTCGTGATCGCTACCTGTCCGGTTTTAAGCAGCCTGGTCGATTCCGGGCTGAGTGGGAACGGGTGAAACAGTTATTCAGAGGTAAAGGTCATGAGTAATCTCGCAACAGTAACTCAGTTAAGGCCTGTAGAGCGGCCTGCGGAGCGTCGCGTGGCAGAACTTGAAGATGGATATACCCGTCTTGCAAATGCCCTGTATGACGAGCTTATCGGCGCAGATTTAACGAAGAACCAGAGCAAGGTTGCTCATGCCATTTGTCGCAAAACATACGGCTTTGGTAAGAAAATGGACCGCATCTCCGACAGCCAATTAGCTCAACTTACCCGGCTGCCAAGACAGAAAGTCAACAAGGCCAAGAATGAGCTGATCGCAATGAAAGTTATCAAGCGTGACGGGCACTTAATCGGGCCGAACAAGGAAATCAGTGAGTGGCAAATCGAAGGGTGTCACTACTCTGGTGATAATGTCACTGCAATGGTGACAAATAGTGTCACCAAAACGGTGACAGCGCTGTCACCAAAACAGAGTCACACAAAAGAAACTATTACAAAAGAAAAGAAAGAAACTACCCCCTTACCCCCTGAAGGGGGAGACGGGCAGGTTTCTAAACCTGAAAAGCGAAAAGCAGATCGCATCGACTACCAGGCATTCCTGCTGGCCTACAACGAAGAGGTCGGCGAGATGCTCCCCCACGCTGTAGCGCTCAATGAATCACGCAAGCGCCGACTGAAGAAATTAATCCCGCAACTGAAGACCCCGAATGCAGAAGGCTGGCGCGCTTACGTGCGGGCTTTCGTGCATCAGGCCAAGCCGTTTTACTTCGGTGAGAATGACTCTGGATGGTCGGCAGATATCGATTACCTGCTGAGGGATGCGACGTTGATAGGCGTTCGAGAAGGCAAGTTTGCAGGCAAGGAGATGGCATGAGACAGGATATCGAGGCGAGCGTGATTGGCGGACTGATGATTGGCGGATTGACGCCGATGGCGAGCGAGGTTCTTTCGACGCTTGAGCCTGAGTCGTTCACCATCCCGCTCTACCAGAAAGCCTTTCGCGTTATCCAGAAGCAAGCCCGAAACCGGAACCTCATCGACATGCTCATGGTGGCGGAAGAGTGTGGCGACGAGCATTTCGGCGACATCATCGAGACTGCAAAGTCATGCCCCAGCGCGGCGAACCTGAAAGGGTACGCGGGAATGGTCGCGGACAACCATCACCGGCGGCTGGTTTTGCAGCTGATGGATGAGATGCGAGGCCCAATTCAGAGCGGAACCATCGACGCATCAGGTCAGGCAATGGACGAGCTGGTTAAGCGCCTTTCGGCAATCCGCAAGCCGCGCGACGAAGTAAGGCCTGTTCATCTGGCTGAGGTTATCAACGAATACGCTGACGTGCTGGAGAAACGCCAGTGCAACGGGGAAGAGTCGGACACGCTGAAGACCGGAATTTACGAGCTGGATGCAATCACCGGCGGCATGAACGCGCAGGATCTGGTGATTATCGCGGCCCGCCCCGGGTGCGGTAAAACAGAGCTGGCGCTGAAGATTGCCGAAGGCGTTGCAAGTCATGCGATGCCTGGAGGTGAGCGCCGAGGTGTTCTGATTTTCAGCATGGAGATGAGCAACCTCCAGATTGCAGAGCGTAGCATCGCCGGAGCCGGAATGCTGCCGGTAAACGCGCTACGTAACCCTGCGAGGCTCGACGATGAAGGCTGGGCCCGAATTTCTAACGGCATTTCAGCTCTCATTGGTCTGGATGTGTGGCTGGTTGATGCGTCGAGCCTGACCATCGAGCAGATCCGCTCCATCGCAGAACGCCACAAGCAGGAGCATCCAAACCTTTCGCTGATTCTGGCTGACTACCTCGGGCTGATTAAGAAGCCAAAGGCAGAGCGTAACGACCTGGCTATCGGTCACATATCCGGGAGCCTGAAGGCAATGGCAAAAGATCTGCGAACGCCGGTTATCTGCCTTAGCCAACTTTCGCGTGATGTGGAAAAACGCCCCAACAAACGACCGAACAACTCTGACCTGCGCGACTCCGGCAGCATCGAACAGGACGCCGACTCAATCATCATGCTCTACCGCGAGGCGGTGTATGACGAGAACAGCCCGGCAGCACCATTCGCAGAAATCATCGTCACCAAAAACCGCTTCGGCTCACTCGGCACCGTGTATCAGCGATTTGTGCATGGTCACTTCACTTCATGCGACCAGGACGAAGCCCGCCAGAAATGCACACAGGCAGCCGCGCCTAAACAGAAGGGCCAGCGTTACGCGCTGCCTGACGTCTAACTGAACATCACAAGGATTAACCATGAACACTATTAGCAATGTAACCCGTTATCGCGCAGGTCTTGATGAAGACGGCATCGTCTGTCACCGAGAGAAGGAAGATGGCAGGTGGGTTAAGTACGAGGATTACGAGCAACTTGAGGAAGAGCTTCTGGCGCTGCGCAAAGAGCGGGAGCGGGCGGAGCCGGTGGCTTGGCGCTGGCGCTGGTCTGATGACGCTGAAGGCCATTGGAGATACACGGAAGAGCGGCGCGAGACTCGCGGCAGCGTAACTGCGGTGCCGCTATACACCGCACCGCCCGCGCCGGTTGTGCCTGATGGACTCAAGCGAGCTGTTGAGTTTTACGAGCAGGTTAAGCAAGAAAATACGCCCGCTGAAACCGGGGCTTGGAAAGACGCTGTTAATTGGGTGTTGGATGAAGCTTGTCGCACCGCCATGCTCAACCAGGCGCATCCGGTAGCCGAAATCGACACCACACCGCAGCAGTTCGAATCGCTGGCAGGTAAGGCGCTTGTACCGGCGGGATGGAAACTGGTGCCAATTGAGCTAACGAAGGAAATGCTCAAGCAAATTCACCCTTTTGCGGAGGCAACGTGTCTTGATTGCGGGAATCAGGTGGTAGCTCACTGCGTAGACAATGTTACGGCGTCATGGAATGACATGCTCGCGGTAGCGCCTGAGCCATGCAAATAACCCTCGACGACATAGACACCATCGCCAGATACATCGGCACCCCTCGCTTCATCGACATAGAAACACTCACCAAACGATATCTCTTTACCAGCCAGCTGATAATGCTTCAGGCAATCAGTAAGGCGAGGTATTGAGCGGAGACTCATCATGATAACCAAGTTGCAAATAATGACCTGGTTCGAAATGAACCGGAAAGGAACCGTCAAGCAGCTCGTTGAGGAGCTCGGCGGAAAGGGCGACCGTGTGGCCGTCATAGTCTGCGGTCTTGTGCGAGAGGGCGCATTGGTACGCTCTGCAAGCACAGGAACGGGAACGCGCTGCCGAATGTACGAGCTTAGTCAGGGTAAAACGAATCGCCAGCGTATCCGCGAATACGTTACTGAGCATGGTCCCGTATCCTCCCGCCAGGTGTCAGAGGGTACTGGTTTAGACATGGGCGCAGTGCAGCGCATTCTCCGTGACGAACACGATTCAGGACGCATTGAGCGCTACAACTCAGAGAAGTGCAGCGAACATCAAGGCTCATTCCTGTATGTCGCAGCGCATGAGCTTTGTCAGTTTGGGTGCTCAAATCCGATGACGGCGTTTATCAATCAGCAGCTGCGCGCTGTCCGGCAGGAGATGAGAGTATGAGCATCATAATGCTGGTCTTCATAGGCCTGTGCTTCATGTTCGCGGCCATCGTTGAGCAGGACGGCCTGATGTTCACTGATGCGCTAATTCTGCTGTGCAGTGCATTCGTGCTGATTAAGCTGGAGAAGTGGAATGAGAAAACAAACGTTTGAAATCCGCACCCCGCTAGTCCAGCAAAACGCCATCCGCACCATCCAGCAGCTTTACCCCGACCCCGAAAGACCTCTCATCGTGACCATTCAGGAAAAAACGCGCTCAGTAGAGCAGAACAAGCGTCTTTGGGCGACCCTGCGCGATGTGTCTGAACAGGTCGAATGGCATGGAATGAAGCTGGATAGCGAGGACTGGAAACACATCTTCACCGCAGCGCTTAAAGGCCAGCGCTCTGCGCCAGGCATTAACGGCGGTTTGGTCGTACTTGGGCAGTCGACCTCAAAGATGCGAGTAAGCGAATTCAGCGAGCTTCTGGAGTTGATTTACGCTTTCGGCGCAAAGAGATACGTCCGGTGGAGCGAGGACGCTCAGGAAGCTATTGAGTGGGCTAAACGAACGGGAAGGAAGGTAGCAGCATGACTGATAAATCAAATACCCCGGTTGAGATAAAAGACCTCTGGCAGACCCCGCCGGAAATCTACCGGGCATTGCGCAGTGAATTTCCGTTTTTCCTCGATGCGGCTGCCAGCCAGAGCAATGCGCTTTGCACCAAGTTCATTGATGAAAGGGAAAACACGCTCGAAGCGAATTGGCTCTCGAAAATGCCGATCGGAGTTGGACGGGCTTACGCATGGCTGAACCCGCCATACAGCGCGCCCATGCCTTTCGTTAAGAAGGCTGCGCAGGAGAATGCAGATTACAGCGTTGGCTGCGTGATGCTTCTACCGGCTGATACTTCAGTGCAGTGGTTCAAAGAGGCTATCAAGACAGCGCATGAGGTCAGATTCATTACTGGCGGGCGGCTCTCATTTCTTAACGCAAGCACGGGCAAGCCGGTCAACGGCAACAACAAAGGCTCGATGCTCATCATCTGGCACCCGTGGACGCGAGCTGGAGAATGCCGGATGACGACTGTCGATCGTGATGAGCTTATGGCGTATGGCAGAAAACGCCTGGAGGCGATGAAATGCGAAAACGAAAAAGCAGCCTAGTCGCTGTAATGGAAAACTGCATATTCATCGTCCGACCCCGCCGCAAGAAGAAACCTGAATTACCTCCCTCTCAAATCCCAACGTACGCGTATACCGCCCACCTTGCTGATGTCCGGTGGCTGCGTCAACGCGCCAGGAGGAAGCATGCTTAACCCTATCCAAACCCAAGCATACGAGCAGCAGAGCATAGCCAGAGCTCTCTGCGCAGGATGCAGCAAGCAACTTGAGCCGGATGAAACCTACGCATGCGGCGAGTGCATCAACGAGTGGCTTGTGTATCGAGACCCGAACTCACAAATGGCAGGAGATAGTGATGATTAAAGGCATTTTGCTCTGCATCGCGCTTTACGTCGCATATCGACTTGGCTGGGAGTCGGCTCACAAAATGGTGGCGATGGAATGCCAGAAAAATGGCGGCTTCTTCGTGGGCAAAAAGACATTCAAATGCATTGAGGTGCAGGATGGAAAAGAAAACAAGACGGCGCTGTAAAAACGAAGAATGTAGGGAATGGTTCTACCCGGCATTCGCTAATCAGTGGTGGTGTGGACCGGAATGCGGCGCAAAGATAGCGCTGGAGCGACGAAGCAGGGAACGCGACAAAGCACTCAAAGCAGCAGAGAAGAAACGACGAAGAGAAGAACAGCAGCAGAAAGACAGACTCAAGATTCGAAAGCTCGCCTTAAAGCCCCGCAGTTACTGGATTAAACAAGCCCAACAAGCCGTAAACGCCTTCATCAGAGAAAGAGACCGCGACTTACCATGTATCTCGTGCGGAACGCTCACGTCTGCTCAGTGGGATGCCGGTCACTACCGGTCAACTGCTGCGGCCCCTCAACTCCGATTTGATGAGCGCAATATCCATAAGCAATGCGTCGTATGCAATCAGCACAAAAGCGGAAACCTCGTGCCATACCGCGCAGAGCTTATCCGGCGCATTGGGCTGGCAGCAGTCGAGAGCATCGAATCGAACCACAGCCGCCACCGCTGGGCCATCGAAGAGTGCAAGGCGATTAAGGCGGAGTATCAGCAGAAGCTAAAAGACCTGCGCAATTCGCGCGAGGAGGCAGCATGATTATCGTTCAGACAGTTCCTCGCTTACTTCAGGAGTGTAACGGATGCCTCAGTGAGGTAGCCCGTAAGCTTTCATGCCACCGCGATACCGTCAGAAAGTACATCTCTGACACCAACGCTCAGCGTCACGCAGTTATTAATGGCGTGCTGATGACCAGCGCCCGCTCGCATGAGGAGGCTTCATCGTGACCACAGTAACCAATATCTCATTAGCGCAGCAGCGCCAGAAGGACAGGGAAATGCTTGAGGCTGTTGAGTGGCAGCTTAACAACGTTCACGAGACCGAGCGGCGCTTAAAGGAAATGCGGCGGGAGTTGGAAAACAGGCTCGGCATCAACAAACCAGAGGGAGGCGATGCAGCATGAAGAGACTCACACCAGTATTTGGCATGGTTAACTTCATCGACGATGCGCACTTCCGCCGCGTATGGAAGCATCCGAAGAAAACCATCAACTCCCGCCAGAAAGCATGGGTACATTACATGCTGCAGGTCTGGGGTAAAGTTAATGCAGGTGACGATTCGCCCGCCGGGGCTATCAACGTTATCGGACGTCTGATGATCCGCAGCCAGTGGAGCGATGATAAGGCTAAGCAGATAGAAAGCGTTGTCATGCGGCTATACGAGGAAGAAGGCTTGCGGGGCGATGCTCTGTATCAGAAAGCTCGCGAATTGGTCATCCCGCAATCTTCATTCAGCAACATCATCGCTCTCGCCAAAGAATCAGATGATGCTGCGTTTGTTGAGCGCGTAATGGTTAAAACCTTTCACCGTGAAAGCCCCGTCCGCGATGTAGCTATTAAGCGATATTGCCACCGCAATTGCACGCAAGATATCGCTAAGCTGATGAGCCATGTCACCGGAATGGATGTGCAGTCATGTCGGCGTCGTGTTGTCTGGTGCGAGAACGTGCTCGATTCGGAAATATTTTTCGCAATGAGGCGTGAAATTGAGAATGAATTTCCTCAATTGGCGGCTTAAGTAATAAATATTTTCCGAAAGCATTGCAATCGCGAAATCGAAGTAGTACATTTTGTGTATGCTCGGAGCAAAAGCGAACTGAGCAGCCCAAATTGAAGTCCACGCCACCCGGCCGCAGATAATATTTAGAGTCTGCATGCTGGCTTGGCATGGCAAAAGCCCTGAGTTAATAGCTCGGGGCTTTTTTATTGGCGAAATCCGGTAAGGGTATTGACTTGGTAATCCAGGATAGTTCCGGCTGGTCAATGGGGTCAGTGCTCTTTCCAGTTTTCGTCACGTTAGCGGCTTTGCGGGCTTTTTAGAAACTGACCACAAAGATAAATGCAAACGATGATCTGATGTTGATGGCGGCGTAACAGCCTTAAATCACGGGGTCTTCCGACTCCCCGCTACCAAATTCGGCGCACTGGCCCGGTGTGATTAATAATGGGCGCCCACCAATGAGAGCATTACAGAACAGGTAGCGTAACCGCGTGGCGGAACAGGCAGCGTAACTGATAGTGCTTTCATTAGTGGGTAACAACGGGTATATCGCCTTAGTAAATCCCATATCGGTGCTGGGTTGATCTCCAGCCGTCAGCTCCACGAAACGGAGTCCGTAACAGGTAAGGGAGCTGAACTTTTTAAGCCAGGTAAGCGCTGGCGTCGGTGCGATTCCGGGCAGTTTCCTTTCCGTTGTGGTGAATGCGCAGGCAGAACAATTGCTAGATTGGTTTAACCACTCGTCGGGATAAGCACCGGCCACCACACATATTCAGATGGCAGAAAAGAAAATCCCCGCCGAAGCGGGGAGCATCTTAACCTGGTGAGTCAGGGGACATCTCTTCGCGGACTGTACATCTTCCCGTTGAGCACTATGCACCCCATGCTAATCCACTTAGTAACCTGTTGAGGTAGCACTCCACACGCTAAGGCGAAATCAGCCTGGCTCGGGAAGTTCTTCTCAATGTACTCTTTGATCGGCATAGTCGCAGATCAAAACTCAGCGAAACATTTTTCGACGAAGCGTTCGCTTTCTTCGTCAACTGAAATTGCTTCATCAAACGCCACGTCATAACCGAGAGACTCGGCCTTGCGTTGAACGAAAGCGAAAAACTCTTTTGCTTCTTCTTTGCTCATGTCGAAACGTGAATCCGGTGCGTAGGTGTTAATGGTGATAGTAGTCATGATGTTCCCTCTTGTTAAGATGAACTCATGATAAACCATTTTGGTTTATAAGGCGTGATTTGAATCATGACTTCACACAAATTTTAAGGCTCGCTTCGGCGGGCTTTTTTCGTATTAGGCCACAGGCAATCAATCACAGATGAACCCTCGCATCCGATGCCTCGCTGGCCTTTCCTAACTACACCACAGCACTTCCTATCGGAGGTGTGAGATGTCACATATGAGCAAATTAGCTTCTGGCGCAGCTTATGGCGCATCTGCCGGGACGGTGGCTAATGGGTTGCTAACCCGGCTAAGTCCTGACGAGTGGAGCGCAGTAGGCGTTATCGCCGGTATTGTCGTGGCGCTACTGACGTTCGGTATCAACTGGTATTACAAACGCAAAACCACGCTGGCGCAGATTCAGGCGTATGAGCGATGGCCTTCCGCAGCCGGGCAGTTATCAAAGGAGGACTAACGATGGCTATCCCGTCCTCACTGAGAAACAAACTGATTGCCGCAGCGGGTGCAGGCTCGATGGTCATCGCCACGATATTCATCGGTGGCAAGGATGGCGTAGAGGGTCGCAAGTATCAGGCCTACAAAGATGTCGCTGGCGTATGGACTGTCTGCGACGGCCACACTGGCAACGACATCATTCGCGGCAAGACCTACACAGACAAAGAATGTGACCGTCTTTTGTGGAAAGACCTGCAGCCGGCCAAAGCGACTGTAGACAAGCTGGTTAAGGTTCCGCTGAACGAATACCAGCGCGCCTCCCTCTACAGCTTCGTGTTCAACGTGGGCAGCGATGCGTTCGCTAAGTCGACTCTTCTTCGCAAGCTCAACAAGGGCGACAAGGAAGGGGCGTGTGAAGAAATGCGCCGCTGGGTCTATGCAGGCGGAATGAAGTGGAAAGGATTGCAGAACCGGCGGGAGATGGAGCGCTCCATGTGCCTGGCGGAAAGTGAAAATGACCTTTAACTGGAAGCTCATCCTCTTCGCCACAATGAGTTTGCTGCTGGCAATCGCTATTGTCATCGCCAGTCATTACCGGACGGCGCTCACAAAAACAGAGGCATCTTTAACCAAAGTTAATCGTGAATTAAATCTGGCTAAAGACACTATCACCGATATGCAGACTCGCCAGCGCGATGTTGCAGCGCTCGACGCCAAGTACACGAAGGAACTTGCCGATGCTCAGAGCACTATCAATCAGCTTGAGCGCGATGTTGCTACTGGCAAGCGTCGGCTGCAGCTCAACGCAACCTGCACCGCGGACGGATCGACCGGCGCCGGCAGCATGGGCGATGCTTCCACCGCCCGACTTACAGACGCCGCTCAACGGGATTATTTCACCCTCAGAGAGCGAATCGAAACAGTGACCAAACAGGTTAACTATCTGCAGGACTACATCCGACAGCAGTGCATGAGATAGGCGCTTTACATACAAACAAGGACCGAATACGCTTCCTGAAAATCAGCAGACAAAGAAGTTTCAGATGAGCGATTCAGTTTTTAAGATATTCGTAGCTTTTGGTGCGCTTTCCCTGCTTGCAATGCAGATGGGATGGATTGAGTACAATGCCCCTATGTTCTTCAGTGACTGCGTAATAATCGTTGTTTTCATTGGCATAGAAATCAGGCAGTGGATCACAAAGCGCAAAGTAAAATAATCCAAACAGCAAATAATTCAGGTCGCCACGGCGGCCTTTTTTATTGCCCAAATATGGGTAGTGAATCATGGCAAAGTCTAAATGGCCTAAGCTCCCGCGATACTTCGTTCCACTTTTCCACTCAGCCAATGTTTACCTTGCAACCAGCAGAGAAGAATATGCGCAAGCCTGTGAGCATCTGAAGGTTGATGTCGGATCGCTGAACAGTCTGGCTGGGACCTGTCGTCACCACCAGAACGAAGACACAAACGAAAATCTGTACCTAATCGGCGTCTTTAACGGTGACATTGCCACTCTTGTCCATGAATGCGCGCACGCTACGTTCTACTGTTGCCATGATGTCGGCGTCGTCATTGAAACCCACAAGGCAAACGAAACCTATTGCTACTTACTGGACAGAATGTTCAGCCACTTCCTACCGCACATTAAGCAGGAATAAAAAATGGCAGAAGTAATACAAATGACCGATACGCAGCAGCTCAACATTGAGTTGTATCGTCTGGTGATGAAAGACACCGCTGCAGCGAAAAAGGCAATCGCCTTCGTAGGCGGTAATCAGCTCAAGGCTGAACTATTCAAAGACGCCTATACGCTGGCTACTGCAGAGACCGGTGTTGTAGCCCGCACTGATAAAGCAATCCAGACCGCAACCGAAGCGCTCGCGCTGTTTGAGGGAGAGTAACAAATGCCGATCACATCGATTCAGACCGCTACTGCCGGTTCGGTCGCAAACCTGATTGCCGTAGTCAAATCACACATCGCAGCTTCGCGCTTCCCGCAGGGCGGTTTACGTGGCGTTCATGCAACGCCGAGTAAGAACGAATACTTTCAGGTCGTGGCGACAGGCGGCACGGCTGCGACCGATTACGACGTAGTGGTTAGCCAGGATCGCGCTGACTTCACTGTTAAGTGCAACGCGAAAATCACTGCTGGCTTCCTTCCTATCGGCGACATGAGCGTTATTCAGATGGGTCCAGGACGGACCATTGAGTACGCGCAGGCATTCACTAAGGCGTAATGAATTATGGCGACTGAGAAAGGTAAAACCGGTCGCCCTTCGGATTACTTGCCGGAGGTGGCCGATGACATCTGTGCGCTGCTCGCCTCTGGTGAAAGCCTCGTTAAGGTTTGCAAGCGGCCAGGCATGCCAGACAAGTCAACTGTGTTTCGCTGGATGGCAGCGCATGAGGACTTTCGCGACAAGTACGCGAAGGCAACCGAGGCAAGAGCCGACTCTATTTTCGAAGAAATCTTCGATATTGCAGACAATGCTATCCCCGATGCTGCTGAGGTGGCAAAAGCAAGGCTAAGAGTCGACACGCGCAAATGGGCGCTGGCTCGGATGAATCCCCGCAAGTACGGCGACAAGGTCACCAATGAACTGGTTGGAAAAGACGGCGGCGCAATCCAGATTGAAACATCACCGATGAGTACGTTATTCGGAAAATGACAACGATTAACCCTATCTTCCAACCGTTCATTGAGGCGCATCGCTATAAAGTCGCCAAAGGCGGTCGAGGTAGCGGTAAGTCGTGGGCCATTGCTCGATTGCTTGTTGAAGCTGCAAGGCGTCAGGCTGTGCGCATACTGTGCGCTCGTGAGTTGCAGAACAGTATCAGTGACTCGGTTATCCGCTTGCTTGAGGACACCATTGAGCGTGAAGGATATGCGGCAGAGTTCGAAATTCAGCGCTCAATGATCCGACATCTCGGAACCAATGCCGAATTTATGTTTTACGGCATCAAGAACAACCCAACGAAGATTAAATCCCTTGAGGGGATAGACATCTGCTGGGTTGAAGAGGCCGAGGCTGTAACGAAGGAGTCATGGGATATCCTCATCCCAACCATTCGTAAGCCGCACTCCGAGATTTGGGTGAGCTTTAACCCGAAGAACATTCTCGACGATACCTATCAGAGATTCGTCGTAAATCCGCCAGATGATATTTGCCTGCTGACGGTCAACTACACCGACAATCCACACTTTCCCGAAGTTCTGCGCCTGGAGATGGAAGAGTGCAAGCGGCGAAACCCTACCCTGCATCGTCACATCTGGCTTGGCGAGCCGGTAAGTGCAAGTGATATGGCAATCATCAAACGTGAATGGCTTGAGGCCGCAACGGATGCTCACAAGAGGCTTGGCTGGAAAGCGAGAGGCGCGATTATTGCAGCGCATGACCCATCAGACACGGGGCCAGATGCCAAAGGTTATGCCTCTCGTCATGGCTCAGTAGTGAAAAAGGTTCTAGAAGGCCTGCTGATGGATGTGAATGAAGGCTCCGATTGGGCTACTTCTCAGGCCATTTCGGATGGTGCGGATCACTATCTTTGGGATGGTGACGGAATCGGCGCAGCGCTCCGCAGGCAAACCACAGATGCATTTAGCGGCAAGAAGATAACCGCAACAATGTTTAAAGGCAGTGAGTCGCCTTTTAATGAGGATGCGCCTTATCAATCTGGAGCATGGGCTGATGAAGTTGTCGATGGCGACAATATTCGCACCATTGGTGATGTCTTTCGCAATAAGCGCGCTCAATTCTATTACACGCTGGCCGACAGACTTTACCTGACCTACCGTGCAGTTACTTATGGTGAGTACGCTGACCCTGACGACATGCTCAGCTTCGATAAGGACGCTATCGGCGAGAACATGCTTGAGAAGCTTTTCGCAGAGCTAACGCAGATACAGCGAAAATTTAACGGCAACGGCAAGCTTGAGTTAATGACAAAAGTCGAGATGAAGCAGAAGCTCGGCATTCCATCTCCTAACCTCGCAGACGCACTGATGATGACAATGCATTGTCCGGCGGTGGCGCAGGCAGACACGGATATCTACGTTCCTTCATCCTCCGGTTGGTAATCATGGCTGAAACACTAAAAGACAAACATGAGCGCATCATGCTCAGGTTCGACCGCGCTCACTCGCCACAGCAAGACGTGCGCGAGAAGTGCATCGAAGCTACGCGTTTTGCCCGTGTACCAGGCGGGCAGTGGGAAGGCGCTACATCGGCAGGTACAAAGCTCGATGAGCAATTCGAGAAATATCCAAAGTTCGAGATTAACAAGGTAGCTACCGAGCTTAATCGCATCATCTCCGAGTACCGTAATAACCGCATCAGCGTTAAGTTCCGGCCGGGTGACCGCGAAGCCAGCGAGGAGTTAGCCAACAAGCTGAATGGCCTGTTCCGAGCTGACTATGAAGAGACGGATGGTGGAGAGGCATGTGATAACGCATTCGACGACGCAGCCACCGGTGGTTTTGGATGCTTCCGTCTGACATCTATGCTGGTCAACGAATACGACCCGATGGACGAGCGCCAGCGCATTGCCATTGAGCCTATCTATGACCCGTCGCGGTCAGTTTGGTTCGACCCTGACGCGAAAAAGTACGACAAGTCAGACGCCATGTGGGCGTTCTGCATGTATTCCATGTCGCCTGATAAGTATCGCGCTGAATACGACAAAGAGCCTTCGTCACTCGACCCTGGAACATCTTCATGGGAGTACGAATGGTTCGGTAACGACGTGGTATACATCGCCAAGTATTACGAAGTGCGTAAAGAATCGGTGGATGTAGTCAGTTACAGGCAGCCTCTCACTGGAGAAATAGCTACATACGACAGCGACCAGATAGAAGACATTCTGGATGAGCTTCAGCAGGCCGGATTTCAGGAAGTGGCTCGTCGCTCAGTGAAACGCCGCCGTATCTACGTATCAGTAGTTGATGGCGATGGGTTTCTCGAAAAACCGCGCCGCATTCCTGGCGAGCATATCCCGCTGATTCCCGTATACGGCAAGCGCTGGTTCATCGACGACATTGAACGTGTCGAAGGGCACATTGCCAAGGCTATGGACCCTCAGCGGCTGTATAACCTCCAGGTATCCATGCTTGCTGACTCTGCCGCGCAAGACCCAGGGCAGACGCCAATTGTGGACATTGAGCAGATTAGAGGGCTGGAGAAGCACTGGGAAGCCCGCAATAAACGGCGGCCTGCGTTCTTGCCACTGAAGCCTGTCAGGGATAAAGCTGGCAACGTCATTGCTCCGGCCAACGTATCCGGCTACACGCAGGCGCCCGCGCTCAACCAGGCTCTTGCCGCACTCCTGCAGCAAACCAGTTCAGACATTCAGGAAGTGACCGGCGGCAGCATGGCAATGCAGCAGATGCCCAGCAATGTCGCACAGGAAACGGTTAATAACCTGATGAATCGCGCCGACATGTCCTCCTTCATCTACCTGGACAACATGGCGAAGAGCCTTAAGCGCGCTGGCGAAGTCTGGTTATCTATGGCCCGTGAGATTTATGGCTCAGATCGCGAAGTGCGCATCGTCAATGAAGATGGCACAGACGACATCGCACTGATGAATGCAGCTATTAAAGACCAGCAGACAGGTCAAATGGTAGCGCTGAATGACCTGTCAACAGGCCGATACGATGTCACCGTTGATGTTGGCCCAAGCTATACCGCCCGGCGTGATGCAACTGTGGCTGCCCTAACGAGCGTCCTGAATACCATGGTTCCACAAGACCCTGAGGCTGGAATCATTCGCGGCCTGATCATGGATAACATGGATGGCGAGGGGCTGGATGATTACAAGGAATACAATCGCAACAAGCTGCTAACTGCAGGTGTAGTTAAGCCCCGCAACGCTAAAGAGCAGCAGATTGTTCAGCAGGCTCAGATGGCAGCGCAGAATCAGCCAGATCCGAACATGGTTCTAGCTCAGGCTCAGATGGTTGCGGCGCAGGCCGAAGCGCAGAAAGCTCAGAACGAAACCGCTCAGGTCCAGATCAAGGCGTTCTCCGCTCAGCAAGATGCTCAACTCAGTCAGGCGCAGGTTGTTAAGACCCTTGTCGATGCCAAAGCCACTGACGCCAAGTCAGTGCAGGATGCCCTGAAGGTGCTTAACGACTGGTACCAACAGCAGCAACAAAACTCCCGCGATAATGCAGATCTGATTCTGCGCCACACCCAAACAGCATCACAGTCACCGGCAGACTCACTGCCGAGTTAATCAGGAGTAACCAATGGAAAGCGAACTGATCATCGACGGTCAGGTTATTGACCTGTCTGAAAAACAGGAATCAGCCGAAGAAGTAACCACTGAACAACCAGAAGCCCATGCAGATGAACAAACATCAGCAGAGACTCAGGAGCAAGTGGGGGCCGAAAGTGAACAGGCCGAAGAGCAGCCAGAGGATTACTCACTGCGAATCGGTGATGAAGAAATCCCCCTGAACGAAGATTCCGACGATCACATCGACGGCCAGCCCGCTCCGCAGTGGGTGAAAGACCTTCGCAAAGGGTTCAAAGAGAAAGACAAAGAAGTACGCGAACTGCGCCGCCAGCTTGAGGAGATTCAGGCCAAGCCAGCGGAACAGGCGCAAGTAACACAAGACGTCATCCCGGAGCGCCCAAAACTGGAAGATTTCTACCAGTACGAGGACTGCGAAGAGCGTTTTGAACAGGCAATGACTGACTGGCATGAGAAAAAGAGCCGTGCCGAGCAGGTGAAACAACAACAAATACGTCAGCAGCAGGAAGCCATGCAGCGCTTTCAGCAGCGAGTCGAGGCGCATAAGCAGCGAGCCGCCAAGCTCCCGGTAAAAGACTACCAGGAGATGGAGGAAATCGTCCGAGCTGAAGTTCCAGACCTGCAGAAAGAGGTGCTAATCCACGCAGCTGACGAGGGTTCAGAGCTGATCGCTTATGCGCTTGGTAAAAACCCACAACTACGCCAGCGAGTAGCCGCTGAGACAGACCCAATTCGCGCTGCATTCCTCCTGGGCCAGATTAGCCAGCAAGTAAAACTGGCACCTAAGCCAAAGGCCACGCCCAAACCAGAGCCGGAAGTACGGGGCGGTGGTGCTAACGCGAAAAATGACGAATTCACAAAACTCTGCCCCGGCGCACGTATCGAATAAAGGAAACCTAAATGCCAAACAATACCGACTCTAACGTCAGTCAGATTGTCCTGAAGAAATTTCTGCCGGGCTTTATGTCCGACCTGGTTCTCGCAAAAACCGTAGACCGCCAGTTGCTGGACGGGGAAATCAACGCTGATACCGGCGATAGCGTGAGCTTCAAGCGCCCGCATCAGTTCTCCTCACTGCGCACACCGGGCGGTGACATCTCCGGCCAGGCTAAAAACAACCTGATTTCCGGCAAAGCCACTGGCCGCGTCGGAAACTACATCACTGTCGCTGTTCAGTGGACGCAGCTCGAAGAAGCCATCAAGCTCAACCAGCTTGACCAGATTCTGGCTCCAGTTCGCCAGCGCATGGTTACTGACCTGGAAACAGAGCTGGCGCAGTTCATGATGCGAAATGGCGCGCTGTCTCTCGGTACGCCGAACACTCCAATCAACAAATGGTCCGACGTGGCGCAGACGGCTTCCTTCATGCGCGACCTTGGCATTGTTGAAGGCAACAACTACGCAGTCATGGATCCGTGGTCTGCACAGCGCCTGGCTGATGCACAGTCCGGCCTGCACGCCTCTGACCAGCTGGTTAAGTCTGCATGGGAAGACGCGCAAATCTCCGGTAATTTTGGCGGCATCCGTGCCCTGATGTCCAACGGGCTGGCATCTCGCACCCAGGGAGACTTCGGCGGCACCCTTACCGTGAAGACTACCCCGGCTGTCGATTACGTCACTGTGAAAGACAGCTATCAGTTCACTGTAACTCTGACGGGTGCTACGGCCAGCAAAACCGGCTTCCTGAAAGCGGGTGACCAGCTCAAGTTCACGTCGACATACTGGCTGAACCAGCAGAGCAAACAGGTGCTGTATAACGGCACAAACCCGATCTCTTTCACCGCCACCGTTCTGGCAGACGCTAACTCCAACGCCTCTGGCGACGTCACTGTGACGCTGTCTGGAGTGCCGATTTATGACGCCACCAACCCGCAGTACAACGCAGTACAGCGCGCCCTGGCAGCAGGTGATGGCGTGACCGTAGTAGGCACCGCGCTTCAGACCATGAAGCCGAACCTGTTCTACAACAAGTTCTTTGTGGGTCTGGGTACTGTACCGCTGCCGAAACTCCACAGCATCGATTCGGCCATTGCAACGTATGAAGGCTTCTCTATCCGCGTTCACAAATACGCTGACGGCGACGCCAACAAGCAGATGATGCGTTTCGACCTTCTGCCGGCTTACGTCTGCTACAACCCGCATATGGGCGGCCAGTTCTTCGGCAACCCGTAAATAACAGGGGCTTCGGCCCCTTTTCTTTAAGGAGACAGAAATGGATCGCATGAGCATTTTCAAAGCAGCAAACAACGATGAAGGCCACATCCAGGCGGTAATCGCAAAGAAAGACTTCCCTGAGTTCGAAAAGCTCGGTTTCGTGAAATCAACTGAAGACCTCAAGCCAGCAACCAAACGCGGTAAGGCGGCAGATAATGAGTCTGACAAAGGGTGATATCGCTCTTTTCGCGCTTCGCAAGGCTGGCATTGCATCGAGTGCAACTCTAACCGATGTAGAGCCTCAGTCGTTAGAGGACGCAATCCACGACCTTGAAGGCATGATGGCCGAATGGCTGACTGTACCAGGAAATATCGGTTATATCTTCGCGGCGGATGGTGAGGAGCCGTTGCCGGACGATGACTCCGGACTGCCGCTGAAATACAGGGATGCTGTCGGGTATCAGTTAATGCTGCGTGTTATGGGCGACTACGCCATTGAACCATCACCTCGGCAGGAGTCCTCCGCAAGCCGAGCCTATGAAGCTCTTCTGGTTGACACTGTTAGCGTTCCCTCGATGCGCCGCCGTGGCGATTTCCCTGAGGGGCAGGGCAACAAATACGACAACCTCAGTTCCGATCGCTACTATCCGGATGCAGAGACACCTGTAAACGGAGATGTTCTTAATCCATAGGTGACTCATGCCAATTCAACAACTCCCGTTAATGAAAGGCACCGGCAGAGACTACCGCAACGTAGATTACGTAGACCTTCTGCCGGTAAACATGCTGGCAACCCCAAAAGAGGTGCTTGGCGCTAATGGTTATCTGCGCTCATTCCCTGGAATCGTCAAACTAAAAGATGTTGCCGGACCATCGCGTGGTGCCATGTACAACTCGCATGAGAGTGCGGTCTACCGACTGTGCGGCAATAAGCTTTATAAGTCCGGCGAAGAGGTCGGCACATTGCCAGGAGTTGACCGGGTAAGCATGGCATGCAGCTACAACAGCCAGGCTGTGGGCGCTAATGGGTCTATGACTCTGTTTCGGTATGATGACACCGTTAAAACGCTCTCTAATTGGGATGCATCCACAGGCTATGTTCAGTATGAGCTTGGTGAACTTCGCGACCTGTGCCGTAACCGCTCTCGATACATATGGAGCAAGGACGGCAGCGACTCATTCTTCATTAGCGACCTTCAAGACGAGTCAAAACCGGACCGATACGCGGCAGAATACCGGGCTGAGAGTCAGCCTGATGGGATAATTGGCATCGATGACTGGCGCGATTTCGTCGTGTGCTTTGGCACCAAGACCACCGAATATTTCTCTCTTACCGGCAACGCCAGCGCAGTTGGGGTGGCAATTTACCAGGCTCAGCCGTCGATGATGGTTCAGAAAGGCATCGCCGGCACCTACTGCAAGACCAAATACGCTGACACTCACGCAATTATCAGTCATCCGGCTACCGGAGCGCCTTCTGTCTACCTGATTAACTCAGGCGCAGTACAACAGATTGCAACGGCAACTATTGAGCGCATTCTTCAGGACTATTCAGAGGATGAACTCGCCACTGGCATAATGGAAACCACGCGATTTGAAGCGCACGAACTGCTGATAATTCACCTTCCACGGCATGTGCTGGTTTACGACGGTGGCGTCACTCAGGGCGGCGTACAGTGGACGATACTTAAAACCGGGCTCGGTGATGGAGTTCATTCTGCTATCGACTACGTGTATGAGGGCAACCAGATAACCTGCGCCGACAAATTCTCATCGGTAGTAGGCGTTCTCGACAAAGCGATAACCAGTCAGTACGGAGAGCAACAGGAGCACCTGCTATACACGCCTCTGTTTAAAGCGGATAACGCGCGCGCTTTCGATTTCGAACTGGAATCAGCTACAGGAGTGTCGCAATTCGCTGAACAGATGTTCGTCTCCGCCACCACTGATGGCATCAACTTCGGAAAAGAGCAGCTAATTCCCTGGAATGCTCCATTCCGATATGACCAGCGGGCTATTCTTCAGCGCATTGGCCGCATCAGAAAGAACATCGGCTTTAAAATACGCATTGTCACATCATCACCCGTTACTCTTAGTGGGTGCCAGGTGAGGTTAGAATAATGGCAGACGCACCACAGAAGGTAATCGTTAAATCCAGCAGGATAGATGCCTCAATCCTCCCGCCAAACTTCCCGCTTCCCTACAAGCTATATGTAATTCAGCAAACTACAGACATGAAAGATATTGCTGATGCCTCGAATGGGGCGAATGAACTGGCGTATGAGGCTACGGTTAAAAACGTCGAGCAGGACGCAACTCTGGATGACCATGAAAACAGGATTTCAGGGCTGCGTAGTGAGGTTGACGATCATGAGTCTCGAATCACCGCAAACACAAATTCAATAAGCTCGCTCTCATCAAGAGTTACGGCAACTGAAGATGACGTATCAGGACTGACGACACGCGTTACCACTGCCGAAGGGAATATCACCTCATTGCAGGGCGATTATGTTTCAAAGTCTGCAACGGCAACGCAGGGTCTGGCATCACCATTGAATGTCACAACGTCTTATTCTGTTAACGGCACAAAGGTGATTGGGGCAAGGCAAACTGGATGGACCGCCGCAACAGGAACATCGCTTTTTGGTGCTTTCAATGCCAGCCAGACATATTCAGCGAGCACAACCTACACACAGTCTGAGATTAGTGCTCTGGCAACCGGTGTCGTGCAGGCAAGGCAGAGAATTAAAGCTCTTGAAGATGCGCTTCGAGCGCACGGGCTGATTAACTGATGATCACCTTTACCCCAACACGAAACATCGACCTCATAGAGGCAGTAGGAAACCACCCGGCCATAATCGACGGCAGCAACAATGGTGACGGTTACGATTACCGGCCTGAATGTCGATACTTCGAAGTCAGCGTGCATGGAAATTTTGGCGGCATCGTTTATTACAGCGAAATACAGCCACTTTCCTTTGATTGCCACGCTATGTACCTGCCAGAGGCGCGCGGTTTCAGCAAGGAAATTGGCCTGTCCTTCTGGCGTTATCTGCTTTCAGAAACAAACGTTCAATGCGTCGTCTCGTTCGCAGCTCGCAAATTCCGCCACGGCCAGATTTACTGCGCCATGATTGGATTGAATCGCGTTGGCACTATCAAGAAGTATTTCAAAGGGGTTGATGACGTAACTTTTTACTCCGCGACCCGCGAAGAACTCATGGAATTCCTCTCCCGTCAAAAATAGGTAACAACATGCTCATTTTTCAATTAGCGAGTAAGCATCTCGAGAATCGCCTGTACCTCAAAGGCGGGAAAGGCGGTGATGGTGGAGCAAGTGCTCAGGCGAAAGCTATTAACAAGCAAACAGCCCTGCAGCGCGAGCAATGGCAAACTGTTATGAACAATCTTGCCCCTTTCACTCCTCTGGCGCAGCAGTATGTCAGCCAATTGCAGAACCTTTCCTCTCTACAGGGTCAGAACTCTGCCCTTAACAGTTACTACGGCTCAGACCAGTACAAGCAGCTAGCAAATCAGGCCCGATATCAGACGCTGCAATCGGCAGAAGCAACTGGCGGTCTTGGTTCAACCGCTACCAGCAATCAACTGGCCACTATCGCGCCGACGCTTGGTCAGACATGGTTAAGCGGGCAGATGCAGAACTACAACAACCTTGCAAACATCGGCCTCGGGGCGCTGCAAGGCCAGGCCAACGCTGGACAGACATACGCCAACAACATGGGGGCACTGTATCAGCAGCAGGCCAATCTGGCGGCGGCAAATGCTAATCGCCCGTCAGGATTCCAGTCAGCATTAAGTGGTGGCCTTGGTGGGGCGGCAACTGGCGCTGCCATCGGTTCTGCTTTTGGTGGTCCAGGAATTGGCACGGCAATTGGTGCTGGTATCGGTGTTCTTGGCTCGCTGTTTTAAGGGGGATTCATGGCTACATGGGATATGGGTAATGGTGGGAGTCTCCTTGCAGGCCTTGGTGGCATTAACTCCAACGCGCCGTCGGTCAGCGACTCTAACGCAGCACTGGCTCTTATTCGTGACAATAACGAAATTCAGCGCTCAGGTGCCAACAATGTTGGTCTTCAGGCATTGCAGGGAATCGGCAGCGTTATGCAGGTTCAACAGCAGGCGCAACAGCAGCAGCGCCAGCAGGAGTTCCAGCAGGCATACTCAACCGCATACGCAACAGGTGATCGCAACGCTATGCGTAAACTGGCTGTGCAATACCCTGAACAGTTTGACGCAGTGCGGAATGGCATGGGTTTCATTGATGAAGACCAGCGAAACACCGTAGGGAATCTTGCCGCAGGCGCCCGCCTTGCGTCTTCATCGCCTGATGCGATGGCTAACTGGCTTCAGTCTAACGCCGGTGAGTTAGCTCGCGTTGGTGTGAATCCACAGGATGTTGCTCAGATGTACCAACAGAACCCACAGCAGTTCGGCGAGTTTGTCGATCACCTGGGGCTAACCAGCCTTGGACCAGAAAAGTATTTTGATGCCGTAGATAAGATGGCAGGGCGTGAAATTGACAAGGGCAAGCTTGCGGAACAAATTCGCAGCAACAAAGCCGGTGAAGGATTGCAGGCTCAACAGATCGCAGTTAGCCGTCAAAACGCGTTAACATCTGCATATGCGCCGACATCTGCAATGCAAAACTATGCACAATATGCCCAGATGCTCAAAACAGACCCTGCGGCGGCCGCTATTTTTGCGCAGGCAGCAGGCATAAACACCGGTCCCGAAGGGTCTAACCGCCTGGTTCAGCTTTCTGATGGTCGGACAGTGAAAGTCAGCGGCAAGGTGCATGGTGCTGGAGCCAATGCATTTTATGAGGGCGTTGATGACAACGGGAACATGGTCCGCGTTCCTACCAGTGCTATATCTGCTCCACCAAGTTCTGCTACTTCAGCGCAAAACTACGCCATGAAAAAAGACCTGGACGCCATCGAGGCTGCAAGCGCAGATCAGCTTGAATTCATGACTGGTGTTACCGGTGGGAATGGTGCGCCTGCATTTGGGGCTGATGTCAGGAGCAGAATTGGTGGTAAGGAGCAGCGGCAGCTTTATAACGCCACTCAACGCATCCAGGGGCGCATGCAGAACCAAGGAATTGCAGCGGCAAGGGATATGGGTGCCAGTGGTATTAACACAGTTGCAGAAGCAAAGATGTATTTTCAGGGAATGCCACAGCTTGACTTCTCATCTCCTGATGCCGCGCAGCAGTCTGTGCGTGCTATTCGTGAGTACACCGATAACTATAACCAGCAATACAACGTAAGCGTTGGTGGAAAATCGCGACCGCAAGCCGCGGTTCAGGCTACACCAAAGCAAACAAGCTCCGGTTATTCATCATTGTGGGGTGATTAATGGCTAAGGCATGGAAAGATGTTATCGCCTCCGAGCAGTACCAGGCGCTGGCACCAGATCAGAAAGCTCAGGCTCAAGAGCAGTATTTCAATGAAGTAGTTGCACCGCAAGCTGGCGATCAGGCTGAGCAAGCCAGACAAGCTTTCTATGCAGCATACCCTACGCCTTTGGTATCGAATCAGCATCCGTCTCAACCAGCTTCTCAGGAAGCTGTTCAGCCGCAGCAGCAAGGCGGAATAATGTCTGATCTTGGCTATGGACTTGCTGAAACCGGGCGTGGCTTGCTACAGGCTGGAATTAACGTAGCAAATATACCTGCTGAACTCACTGATGCGGTAACGAGCGCAGCAGCGTGGGCTGGTAATAAGCTCGGTATAGGTGACGGTACATATCAACCAGCACCTCGCGTCACTACTCAAGGGCTTGAACAGGATTTCGGACTACAGCCAGGTACGCTAACCCCTCAAACAACCGAGGGGCGTATTTTTGCTGAGGCGCTTCCTTACCTGACGCCTGCTGGCCTGGAACGCGGAGGGGTGCAGGCCGCAGCTTTGGCTGAAAGGCTAGCGCCAAACGTGCTTGGGTCAGGCGCTAAAGTGGCTTCATCGATTCCTTCATCTATCGCTGGCAGGGTTGCCGAAGGTGGTTCTCGCCTGTTGGCAGAGAATGCTATGGGTTCAATTGCCGCCAATAGTGATAAGAACGACGCTGGCGCGCTCGCTACTGACTTAGGTCTTGGTGTTGGGCTTGGTGCAGCCGCAAACGGCGTCGTCAGGGCCGCAGGTGCGGGGTATCGCGCGCTGACTGGCTCAATGGCACCGGAAGCTGCACAGGCAATTCGTTTTGCAGAGCAGAACAACGTGCCATTGACCACAACTGACGTCATTCCTCCGACATCCAGAGTAGGGCGCGCTGCACAGACGACAGCTGAGAATATCCCCTTTGTTGGCACGTCGGGAATGCGCGCCGCGCAGCAGGAATCGCGCAGCCAACTGGTGCAAAGCTTCGCCAATAAGTTTGGCGAGTACAATCCGGCGGAAGTGGTAAGCAGCCTTAAAGCCAAAACATCTGGCATCAAGCAGGCTGCCGGCCGTCGACTTGAGCAGGTGCAGAGTGCAATGTCTGGCGTAAATATCCAGCCATCGCGTGCAATTCAACAGATTGATGATGAGGTTTCCAGGCTGCAAAAGCTTGGCGGGGTTGCCGACACTGACACCATCAGCAAGTTGCAGGCTTACCGAGATGAGTTGGCAAAAGGAAATGTCGACCTTGAGCAACTAAGTAACCTGCGAAGTCAATTCAGGATGGATGTAAAGGGTGAGCGTCCGGTAATGCCTACGCGCTCAGATGCCGCAGTACAGCGTGTCTATCGAGCCATGACAGGAGATATCGATAGCGCCATAGGCCAGAGCCTCGGTAACGACGTTCTTCGCCGTTATCGGCAGGCTAACGCGGTATACGCTGACGAAGCGGCCAAACTCCAGAACACACGCCTGAAGAATGTATTGATGAAAGGTGATCTGACCCCTGAAGTCGTGAACAACATGCTGTTCAGTAAGAACAAGTCAGAGATACAGAGCCTGTATAACTCTGTCGGGCAGGCCGGGCGTGTGCAAATGCGTAACGGCATTATCGGAAAGGCAATGGAGAAATCAGGCGGCTCTCCAGACCAGTTCCTGCGCCAATTGAACATCATGTCTAACCAGACAGGTATTGCTTTCAAAGGCGAGGATGCGGCCTATATTAGAGGCCTCAAGAACTATCTGGAGTCAACGAAGCAGGCAGCCCGAGCAGGAGTAAGCACGCCGACAGGACAGCAGGCCGTCCCGCTGATTATGGGGTTTGGCGCAGCAGCGAACCCTACAGCAGCCGCTGCTGGGGTGAGTTATGGGCTGATAGCCCGGATGTACGAAAGTAAGGCTGTGCGCAATGCCATGCTTCGCCTGGCAAATACTCCGCGTGGAAGCTCAGCATTTGAAAAGGCCGCTGCTGATGTGGCCGCAGCAATAAAAGCCGTGTCTCAGGGTGCAAAATCGGAATCTTTAGCTCAGTAAATATTTACCTACGAAATAGGCAAATATCAGTAAAGCCAGGTTCAAAAAATCTCTGTCCATTAATACCTCACTTTTTACCCCATTATAACTAACGCCATCGCAACGCTGCGCAAGTTTAGCTTGTGCGGCTTTGCCACGCCTGGAGCTTACCAATGGCCGATATCACAGCAAATGTTGTAGTTTCTAACCCGCGACCTGTATTTACTGACTCGCGCACATTTAAAGCAGTTGCTAATGGTCGAGTATATGTCGGGAAAATCGACACCGATCCAACCATTCCTGCCAACCAGATACCTGTATATATTGAAAATGAGGATGGCAGTCATGTGCAGATTCCCCAGCCGTTAATTATCAATGCGGGCGGTAAAATTGTTTACAACGGGCAGGTAGTCAAAGTTGTTACCGTTCAGGGCCACAGCATGAAGGTGGTTGATGCGTACGGAGCACAGGTTGACTATATACCAGATGTATTAAAGTACGATCCTGACCAGTTTAAAATAACACTATCAGAGTCGGGTGGCGCTGGTTTCGTTGGCACTAACCACAGGGGAAATCTTGCTGCCGACTTGAACGCCATTGACCGACGGCCTGATGGGTATGCTACTGGCGTGGCCGGGGTTTTCTCTTACGGGCGCGATGTTGAAATAGACAAAGATATATCAACCAGCTCCAATACATATATCCCTGAGATGCAGTCCCGCATGGTTTATCGTCTTACAGATAACCAGTTCGTGGAAGGGCGCGGCGGCAAGGTCACGGACACTTCTGGTAAATCTGCGGTGTACGGTATGCTTGGTACTGACGCAGCTCCCACAACCAATGTAACCATCAATGATATCCAGGCCGGCGGCACTTCTTCTCCGACAGATAATACCAATGAGGCCATTTCCTCGTTCGCGTTATTAACACGTTACACCAAAAACCTGATTGTGCGTGGGGTTCGCTCCTTCGCTGGTCTGGCAGGTGGCGTCTATGTCAGCCAGGCAAGGAACGCGATTGTTAATGACGTTATTACCGAAAAGCAGGTCTACCACACCGGCGAAGAAGTAGGCGGTGGCCGCGCAGGGTATTCGGTTCTTACGGACAACGCGAAAGAAACCATCATCAATAACGTGATGCAGACGGTAGAGGCTGCACCGAATGGCCGACACCTGCTGTATATGTCCACTGGCTCCGGCGGCGATACTAACGGCAACGTAAACGTTATTGCCAACAATATGATAGGCCGTTGGATTGGACGTGATGACCGCAACCAGTGGATGCTCGCAATCCGCGCTTCTCAACGTTTCATCCTGAATAACGCGATTCAGGAGGGCGGCAACGGTGGCATGATTTTCAATGACGAAAATAACAACATCACCGACTACATCGCATCAAATATGGTTTTCCAGACTATTAAATACGCCGCGGGAGTTCCTGTTTATGCCGTCGGTCAAGGCCAGTCTCCAACTTACAAATCTAACCGATGGTTGATTACTAACCATAATATCAATGGCGTACCTAAGGATTCCTCCGTGGGGCGCACAGATATTATCGCTTACAATATATCGGGCAATAACGGGATGTTGAGCAATGTTGTGATCACATGCCCGGGTGAATCAACGCCTATCCTTGTTGGACATGATACGCAAAGCGTCCAGAACATCACTATAGCTAACATTCACGATAATATTGGTGGTGGTAGTAGTGGCACCCCTGCTCCATTGATAGCATTCACTGGCAGTGCAGTATCTAACATTACCGTTAGAGGAATAACTACATCCCGCTCCCCAATGTTTCTGCGGCTCTACGTAGTTACAGATTTAACAGTTGATTTTACGCGTAAAGCGCGAATAAACTTTTCAAATGGATCTGTTACGAAAACAGACATTGATACAATTACTGGAACAGTAACTCCGCTATCAACCGGCTTTACAATTCAGTTCCCAAGCCACGTCACTCAGAAAGCTATAGATAACCTGGTCATCAGAATGCTCAGTGCCGGGCAAGTAAACATCTTATCAACTGGCAGCAAGACAGTAACTTTCAACACGTTTACTAATGCCGGAGTCTCGTTAAGTATGCTAACTGGTAACTATACCTTTGATCTGACGCTCTTTAGTTAGACTACGCCATAATTATACGAGCAATTAAAAACACACGGGCGCAACCGCCCGTGTGTTTACTTCAATTTAAAAACAATAGCATCCTTGTAATAATAAGTGTCAAACAGGGCATCTGAATAAATCCTTTGCTTATCATCTTTTCTCAAGAAAATCTCGTATTCTTCTGCAACCTTCGGCGCAGGGTAGCCAGAAGAAATACCATACTGAGACATAAGACTATATTTAAATCTATAGTTATTAAAGGCGGAAATAACCATATATCTAGCCATGCTAAATGATTTAGTTACCCGCACAGCATATTTTGGTAATCTTGGTTTACCGGTTATGTATATGTTTTTGTGATCTGCGTTGTAATGTTTGAAGTATACGCTAGCTATTTGCGTTGCTAAAAATCTATCATTTCTCTCAGCCGCGTTCATCGCGCTTGATATGATGTATGAAAAAATAAAAGAAATGATAATCATAGCTGACGAACAGGTAGCTGTTACAGTTGAAGACCATCCAGTAGAAATATAAACCAAAAACATCATAATAATTGATGAAGCCATCATGGTTCTTGGTGCTATAGCTGGTCTCTCAAACATAGAAAGCGCCCCAAAAGAGCAAAGAAACAAAATAATGATAAACAGAACGCAATATAATGCTTTGAGTGAAAATCCAAATTTTTTTACGCATGAGGCAATTGATGCGGCAATTGCGACAAACCACAATGTTAAATAAAATCTTGGTGAATTATCAATCAAAAACCTAAAGTAATTTATAAAATTATTGAACACCCTTAAAGGGAATTCTTTGTTTAATTGTAAAATTTTGGAATTGGATATTGCGTAGTCACTAAGGTGAGCTATTGGCATTACCAGCTTTGAATATACGACGTAGCTAACTAAAATCGTCAAAGCAAGATAAAAAGCCAACTTTATGTCAAAGCGATCCCTGCGTAAATAATCATTAAATATTATACAAATAGACATCGCTATATATGCATTTATGGATGCCTGGTACAAGCTCAATGATGCAGTTAACATGGCAAAAGAGGTAAGCAGCATTATCCTGCCCCTTGGGCTTGCAATAGCTGCTAAAACAGCAAGCAAGAATGATGCAGCCATCAATGCAGAGTCATGCCTGAATTGAATGTTCCCAACCCAAAAAGGATTGCAAACCGGCAGTAAGCATATAAGAAACACCTTCAGTCTGCTTGTGATCTCCATTTGCACACAAAATGCATAGGCTGATGCAACTAATAATGCTGATGATATTATTAGCGTTAAAGGGAAAACATCCAACAGCGCCCCATCACCAAAGACATTTTTCCCATTAGGGAACAGCGACATGGCGCTCATCATAAAAGATGCAAGTGGTCTTCCATTTTCCTCCCATCCAGAGTTTCCAGTGTCAGACCTTAGCCAGTCATCAACAAAGTAGTTATTGTTAATGGCGAATGGGAGTATGAATAATATAGATAACAGGAATGACCAACTTAATGCCCACCTGTTTCTATAAACTTTATTTAAATCAATCACGGTTATCCCCTTTTCTTTTGAGAATAAAGCGAGGCCTGTTTTTTACCTCGATGTAAATTCTTCCGATGTATTCACCAAGAACGCCAATCCCTATCAGCTGAATTCCTCCCAGGAAGAGAATCGAAACCAGAAGAGAAGGGTAACCCCTTACCGGGTTTCCAAATGCGAGCGTACCAACAATCATCCATGCGCCATACATAAACGCAAAGCCAGCAACCACCAGGCCAATGTATGTCCACATTCTAAGTGGGAAGGTGGAGAAGCTTGTAATGCCCTCAAGCGCCAGGTTCCACAGTTTCCAACCATTGAATTTTGTGTTACCTGCAATACGTTCAGCGCGGGTGTATTCCACAATATCAGTGCGGCCGCCAACCCATGACAGAACGCCTTTCATGAACAGGTTTCGCTCTGGCAGGAGCTTGATGTTTTCCACGACATCCCGAGACATGAGTCTGAAATCACCTACGTTCTCTTCGATCTTCGGGTTACTGATTTTGTTATGCAGCTTATAGAACATTTCAGCGCTCTTGCGCTTCAGGCGACCATCAGTAGAACGATCTGTACGCTTAGCAAGCACCATATCTGCGCCAGCCTGCCAGCGTTCTATTAACTGAGGGATAACTTCAATCGGGTCCTGCAAATCGACGTCAATCGGAATCACTGCGTCGCCGGTGGCATGGTCCAGCCCTGCAAATAGCGCCGGCTCTTTGCCGAAATTGCGGGTGAAGGATAGGGGCACAACAAGCGGATCAGAAACGGCCAGCGCATTGATAATCGACTCTGTAGCGTCTTTGCTGCCGTCATTGATAAATACGATTTCCACCTCAAACGATTTGAGTGGTTCATATTCTCTGACGGTTTTATAAAAAATAGGGATAGTGTCTTCTTCGTTGAAGACCGGAACAACGAGTGAAATCTTCATTTCGCTTCCCTGAAGACGATGTATTTCGAATAGATAAACCCGCACACCAGGCTGATAGCCGAGAACACGACAAGAGTTACAACTGGCGGGAAAGAGCATTTATCAGCGGCCCATCCGACAGCCGCGCTAAGCGATCCCATGAAACCCACGTAAAGCATGTAGCGCGTCGTCGTGGTAGAGCTGTTGAAGGTGAATCGAGCATTAGCAAAGAAACTGAAACTGACCGCAACAACGAATCCGCTGAAGTTCGCCAGAGCCTGGCTTGTGCCTAGCGCATAGAAGCCGGCTGCGAACACTACCCAATGGATTAGCGTGTTGAGCACGCCCACAGAGGCGTACTTCGTAAAGAGCTTGAGCATATCTAATTCCGTTAGATTTGAAGGGGAAGAGTCTAGCATCGGACGGGGCATCGATCGACGGGTAGTGGGGCATGGATGGGGCAAAAAATTAGCGCAAAACAACTCAAAACCCCGGAAGGTGTCGATTCGTCTTGCGCTAATGCATTGCTTCTAGCCTAGTTTTCTACCACATCAACACGCTTCCACGCTGAACGGCTGCCTATTTTAAACAAACCGGACTGGGCAGAATAAACGCATATTCTTTTTTCGAAGACCATGAGCCATGCATCTGCTAAATAAAAAAATATAAAAAAGCCGCTAACGAAGAGCGGCTTTTTTATCCGGAAGGTAAGCGTTGCGGTTTTTCTCACCCGTCATAGCGGGAAGAACATCGCGTGGCAAGAGAGTTTGCTGTCGGCCCCGAGACGCAGGGCGGCTCAGATCCAGCCAAACCTGACGGATAAGGAAAGGAGTAGACCAGCAAAGGCGAACAGGTTAAGTAAAACCGCAGTTCTGCTTGAAATCTCCATACAATACTCCGGGCTTCTTGTTTACGACACAGGGAGTATAGCTACTGTTTATTCCGGTGCATCTGTAATTTTAAAAAATCAGACTTTTCGCTTATTGCGGTCTGAGATATTTCTTAAGCAAGTCTGAATAATTGCATTTTCATTAATTAAAGCGTAATGACGGCTTATTCTGGTTCGCAGAATTGCGCGAGGAACTGATGCAGCGTAGCGTGCTCATCAGTAGTGAGGGATAAAAAACGAGCAACCTGTTCTTCAAGATGGCTGCAGGGTTGCGCGATGATGGTTATCAGATTTTCATTATCCGAAAGTCGGATAATCGATACGCCGCGCAGCGTACCGGACGCCGTGAGCACGGCTTTAATGCAAATATCGTCACGAAAAATCAGTGGGTTCATAAGGCTGAGAAGGCTTAGCAAAATCATCTGACCACACAAATAGCACAT